ACCCAGTATCACTGCCACATCACTAGGCTCATAGTTAAAGTCGTCAACGATGACACCTTCATCACCACAGGCCTGCACACCTTGAATAAAAAATTTCAAGGTGTTTAGTTTGTCTGTGGCAGCTTTCAAACTCTCAGCAGATGTGTACTGTTCTTTTTTGGGCAACGTGGCCAAATAACTTACTACTTTCATTGTTCTTGCATCATTCTAAAAGCGGTGCCATCACGCAATTCTCTCACATGATATTGTCCATAAGCCATGCTGTGGCACCATGCATCCAGTGTGTCTTTCTCTGCCCAGACTGGGCTTTCAATGCGACTCAAGTCCTTGCTGGCTACTGGTTCAGCCACATGGCTAGGAGCCAACACAAATGCTGGCACACCAGCAAATATTGATTCCACTGCTGCAACACTATTAAATGTAACCAAAGCATGTACATCATTGGCCAACACTTGGTGTAACGGAGCAGTAGCCACACGATCAATTCGTTTGGGTGCTCGTTGTCTAACTTCAACAGGACGATCTGTATATTTTTTTATTTCTGCAACAGTTTGTTCAACCCATTGTTGTTGATCAATGCCGTAGTACCTGCAGGGCTTTTCGTCAGGCGCTGCCACAATAATTTTTCTACCAAACTTTCTTGGTTGCAATTGAATGCCTAATGCTTGCCACCTGTCGGCAGGCCTTGGCACGATTGTTCGGTGTTGTAAATCGTTGCGAACAATACGATGATACAGCTTATTGCCCATGCGATTAAACTTACTGATGTTGTTGCCAACATAGCCAGAATCCACATAGTAAAAATCTTTGTTATCCGCCAAGCACTTTTGCATGATCTTGTACTTGAGGATGCCACGCATGACCGGAGTCATTCCGTCCATTAGCACATCATATTTGTAGTCAAAAAAGTCTGTGTCAGTGGGCTCTTGGCCAGCACTCCGGGCCAGCATGTTGATGTACTCATCCTGATTGCCTTTGCTGAGGAAAATAAAATTAGTCATATGATATCTCTTTGTTGGCAGTACTCTGTTAGTATGCGTTCTCTGTGCCACTCGTTGCCTTGTGGTGTATCAGCAAACTCGTGAAAGCATGGAGTGCCCAAGGTATAATGCAAGAGCTTGGCCGCGGGGTTTGGCCCGTATTCATCGGGCAACCAATTCCATTCAGGCGGTAGTTCACCCACACGCTCGTCATCTAGCCACGTGAAGCGGTGGAGCTCACTGCCTGTGGATTTTTGGATGAATTCGGGAGTAAGTCGCCTGTTAGGAAAGCTAGCACAATTCCACAAAATAACACTAGACCAATTTTTTCGAGGATAGTCTTCATTTTTTGCTCCTAGATATTTTACCGGCATCTTTGTCTTGTAGTCATGCTTGACCACTTGTACATCTTTGGACATGTCTCTCATGGCCCAAAGTTCTGCAATGTCGCCGCGCACAATCATGTCACCATCTATAAAAATTGCTGACCCAGTCCAACTCATCAAATACGGAACTAGGAAACGTGTGTAGATAAAGTGATTGCTACCGTCAGTATGTGTTTCGTCGTAGTCGCGAAACAAGTTAAGCGCCACTGGTACAATGCTCACAGGCCGACTTGCATTTCTAATAATGCTGTTAACGCAGGTGTGATATGCTATGGCTTCTCGTGGATCATAGCCAACAAAGATTGGTATGATATCCTTCATCTGCGTTCAATATCCTCTTCCACACAACTCTCACCATACTGGATCTCAATTAGTTTTAAAGGTCTATCGGTTTCATTGCACAACATGTGCCAGCTATTTTTTGGAATAAAAATATGTTCATGTTTGACAAAAGTGCCCAGAGACTCTTCGTCTGTGCTATTATCAAGTGTGTACACTGCGGCTTCGCCTTCGGCCACAAACCAAAACTCAGCACGTTGTTCGTGGCGTTGCATACTCAAACAAGTCTTGGGCGCAACTGTGAGCTCTTTGAGTTTGGTATTTGCACCTACTTCGTGTAGCACACGATAGTACCCCCATGCCCTAGTTGTCTTTGGTGTTTTCCATTCTTCCAGGATCCATGAACTGGAATTGGCTTTGTTGTCTCCCCCAACTCCAAACACAAACTCCACATTGTCAACTACCATCTCTGGAATGTTTTCAGATGTTCTATCTCCGCCGTTGGCAAAGATGATTTCATCGTTGGGATATTTTTCTTTGACCTTGCGAATAGCATCAATGCTGGATCCGTCATCGTCATTGAATTCAATTACTTCTCCAACCATGTGTAGATTGTCCAACACAATCATGCGTTCACGCCAGGGCATGAACGGGCGGCCTTTTTTGCGTGTGAGCCACGCATCTGAGTTTAGTCCTACCACCACATGATCACCCAGGTGATCGGCATGATTCAGGTAAGAGATATGTCCGGAATGTAGCGGATCAAAGCCGCCTGTAACAATTACGATTTTCATGTTGATATTTATAGGCTAATATAATGGTAAATATAATATGGAGCATTTTTACCAAGACATCTCGGGCTTTATGAGTCACAAAAACACAGTGATGCTGGACATGGCATTGGATCAATTTCCCAGATCGGGTACCTGGGTTGAGCTAGGATCTTGGACTGGTCGCAGTGCGGCATATTGTGTGGTTGAATTGCTCAATCGAAAAAAACTAGGTAAATTTTACTGTGTGGATAGTTGGAAGGGTGAAACTACTATAGCATATGATCAAGCCATAGTGCAAGATCTTCAGAACATTTTTCGTAAAAATGTTGATCCTGTTATTGATCATATCAGTATGCTGAACATGATGAGCTGGGACGCCGCTGCTGAGTTTGCGGATGAATCTGTGGATTTTTGTTATGTGGATGCCGGGCACAGTTACGAAGCAGTGACCAACGATCTCACAGCCTGGTGGCCCAAGATGCGCCCAGGTGCCATGTTTGGTGGGGATGATTATACCAAAGGTTACCCGGGAGTGCAACAGGCAGTTTGGGACTTTTTTGGGCCACAGAACATAAAGGTTCGTAGAGCAGGACGTTGTTGGTTGGTAACAAAACCAAACGCACAATAACAAGATGATTTAAATACCATATGAATACATCTTGGCAAGAACATTATCGCACCACATACTATGATTTACTAAATCCCAACGTCAGCGGAGCAAAACGATCTTTGGTCGAAGGCATTTACAAGCGAGCCGCAGGGTTTGATCTCATGTTTGATCTGCTGTTGAGTCAACGTCAAGAAAACTTTGTGATTGTGGAAACTGGTACTCTTAGGAATCCAGGCAACTGGAAAGATGGACAAAGTGCGGCATTGTTCACTGAGTTTGTGGATTGGCACGGTGGACAAATGCGCAGTGTGGACATTGATCCTGCGGCAGTTGATATTGCACGTAGACATATCGTGAGTGATCGATTCACGGTCACATGCAGCGACAGTGTTGCCTGGTTGGATTCCATGGCAGATCGAGACCAAGTTGATCTATACTATCTAGATTCCTGGGATGTCAAATGGCACAATGACGCAGACAGCGCCCAACACCATCTTAAAGAATTTCTCTCAATCGAACCTTACCTAAAGCCAGGTTGCATTGTGGCCATAGATGACAACAGTCGTTGGGCCGCTACCCAAGCTCGCACAGGCAAAGGCCGCGCCATTGTGGAGTATCTTGAGACCAAGAATCATCATCCCATCCACGATGAATACCAAATAATATTTCAATTCTAATGATTATAGATACATTTTTATTCAACGACGAATTTGACATGCTGGATATACATCTAGCAATTACCAGTCACTTTGTTGACCGCTGGATAGTGCTGGAAGCCAGTAGAACGTTTAGTGGCATACCCAAGCCTTATAATCTAACCAACAACCTGGCGCGATACCAAGCACAGTATCCTGACAGAATACAGGTTGTTACACTGGAATTAAACGAAGATCAAACCAACTTGATTTGTGAAACCATGATGCGGCAAGGCCTACAACCTGCAATTGATCAATACAATGCAGATGACATTGTTATTCACGGCGACCTTGACGAAATTATAGATCCTACCAAATGGTCAGCCATTGTTGATCTTATGAACACTCATGATCGTGCAGTCACTTGTGGGTTCGAAATGTACATGTACCGTTTTGATCAACGGGCTGATCGTGGCTGGAAAGGCAGTGTGGTTGCTAGAAAAAGCATGTTCGCTACGCCGCACGAATTGTACAAAGGACAAAACGTCAAACGCAAAGACCGCAGTCATTGTGTGGGACTCAAAGAACCAGTAGGATGGCACTGGACCTGGATTGGCACAGATGAATTGGTAAAAAACAAAGCTCGAAGTTGTATCGAAAGCCAGCACAGAGATCCAGACCAGATACTTGAAGCATTCAAACGCTTGGACACAATATCAGCAATTAATCACAAGTGTACCACTCAAACTATCAATACTGCATACCCTGAACAAGTACAATCAGTATTGAAAAACTATCCTGAATATTGGAATCATGCTCCTGTGCCATAATGAAAACCGATCGAGAACTCAAGCAACAGCATCGTGCGGCTAGACAAGCACATCGCGAATCAAAAAGAAACCCATCGGTCACAGTGAGTCAATCCACAGTGGTTGATTGTGCCTGTGTTATTCATGGCACTGGTTATGACTGGGAGTATGTGGAAAGACTGTACAACATGCTCATACGTCAGCTTCCGGGTGGCATACGTTTTCATGTGTATACTGAACATGATAGGTCGGTGCCACCACACATGATCAAACACATCTTGGATGATTGGGGATTTGGCGGTCCAAAAAAGTCCTGGTGGTACAAGATGCAGTTGTTTAATCCTGCACACTATTCAGGACGCTTGCTGTACCTAGATCTTGATGTGGTAGTGGTTCGTGACCTGGAATGGATTACCGCACTTTCCACAGACTATTTTTGGACCATTAGAGATTTTAGATATCTGCAAAACCCTCGGGTCAACTCCATGAACTCCAGTGTGATGTGGTTCGACGTAGATCGTTTTGGTTGGGTATGGGACAAATTTAATTCTGGTCCTGTGTCGCAAATGATTCAAGGTTTCCCTGGAGATCAAGACTTTTTAAATGCTACAATAGATCACAACCAACGCAGATTCTTTGACGACAGTAAATTTCAAAGCTATCGTTGGCAATGCCTAGACGGTGGATACAATTTCAAGCGCCGCACTCATCATCGGCCCAACTCTGGCACTGTGATAGCGCCAGACACAGCAGTTGTGGTATTCCATGGCAGGCCCAAACCACATCAAACCACGGATCCTGCTATCCGGGAACACTGGCAATGAAACCAGTATTGCCTTTTTTAGAAATAATGCTTACACAGGTGTGCAATCTAAGTTGCGCAGGGTGTAGCACATACAGTGATTATCGTCATCAAGGCTATGCAGACTGGTCTACAACTCAGCAGTGGTTGCAACAGTGGTTGGAAAAAATCTCAATTGAGGACATTGGATTCATGGGAGGTGAGCCCTTGATAAATCCACGTGTACTTGAATGGCTTGAGGGTGTGCGTGAATTGTTGCCTGACAGCCGTATACGTTTTCCAACCAATGCACTATTACTTGAAAAACACTGGAATGTTGTGGAGTGGTTGTATCAGGATGGCAATGCTGTTCTTAAAATAACCAATCATACTGATGGCGCGGTGCTAGACACTATAGATAGATTGCGCAGTACCTATCGTTGGGAACCCATACGTGAATATGGCATTGACCGATGGATTACAGATACCGGTTTAAGATTGCAAATAAACACACCCACAAAGTTTACTCAAACATTTCAAGGCACATACACCGACATGCAACCCTGGTTGTCTGACCCCAAGGAGGCCTATGCAAATTGTCATCAACAAACATGCCCCATGTTGTGGCAAAGTAGAATCTACAAATGTTCAACATCGGCATTGACACAGTCAGCATGGCAAACACATGGTAACACTAACTTGGCGGTTTGGAAAAAGTATTTTGATAATGCGACCAATGGCAGTATTGGGCTTGACTCTCATGCCAGTGCAGTTGATCAGTTTGTGGAAAACTTTGGACATGCTCATGCAATTTGTGAACAATGTCCTTCGGCCCGGCACCATGACTCTGCAATTGACCATCGAATCCGGGTAATGCAAAGATGACGGATTTTAACACTGCTCAGATGTCGCAGTTACTGGGTCAGTCCAATGTAACTGTGGTGTATCTCTGGGCCGACGGAGATTATTGGCTTAGACAACAAGAATTTTGTGCGGCATTTCGAGCTACACCACCAACACACAATGTGGTAATTCATGTGCAATTTGAAGGCCTGAGTCTTACCCAGGCTGGGGTGGTAGAGGTAGTTCAAAAGATTATGCAGGAAACTGGTAGAGATGCCAATTCAATCTATATTTTTAGCCCTAACAGTATAAATTCTGATTGTCCATGGCCAAATTTGTTTTGGAGATTGTTTAGTATCAGTGATGAATTTACAAGAAGTCAAATTTATTGGAGAAACGATGTACCTCCGATAGAACATGATTTTAAAACCTGGGCTTTATTTGTAGGCAGAAGAACTACCCCTAGGCTGTTAGCATTATATGATATATGGCAAAACCCCAAATTGAAACAAAATTGCTTGCTGAGCGTATTAACATCGTCTCTACCAGCTGAGATAGAAGTATTTGATCAACCTGATAAAATTCATGATCGAATTAATGATTGGATACCGTCAGATACAATGAATGATCAACAAAATAATTTTAAAGCGTTTTGCAAAAACATGCCTCTTAACAGTGTAGATGGAAAAAGTGTTGATGATCAATATACATCACAAAACAAGGAAAACAGGAACATAAGTTTACCTTTAAGTTTGATAAATCTCAGTGGCAGATATCTGTTTGAAATTGTATTTGAAACAATGACCTTGGGATCTACATTTACGCCCAGTGAAAAAACAATAAGAACTATTGTGGCTCAAAAGCCATTTGTGGCTTATGCACCAAATAATTTCTTGTCTAATTTACGTTCTTTAGGATTTCAAACATTTGGTGAGTTATGGGATGAAAGCTATGACTTGTTAGAAGGAAAACATAGATATCAAGCGATTATGCAAATAGTAAGACAGATAAGTACAAGCAGTCGCGATAATCAACTTAACTTGCATACAAAAGTTCAGAATATTTGTGTTGCCAATAAAAAACTATTATCACAGTATATTATGGCGCAAAAACATTCAAAGTGATTTTGAAGCTTGAATTGAGTCAAAACAATTTGATACATAAATAATATAAACAATTGAGGAATAAAAATGTATAATCCAAAAAGTCTGCTAACATTGCATTGTCATGTACGCCCAGTTAACTCAACACAGGTCAAAATTGAAATAAATGATGATGTACATGAATTTGTACTAGAGCCGACACTCAACTGGGTGGCAAGCACTGAAAAAACTGACGCACACGAGATAAAATTTTTAACTCCATCTAATGAAATTTTTACCATGAAAATTTCTTCAGATAATAGTCCCATATTGATATGTTATTATTACGTGGATAGGGGGCTGTTTAAGATTACTAGTCAACCAACATGGAATGAGCCAGAGTGGCAACCGTATGACGTATCTGGACATACAGAAGACGGGGCATATGGTGGAACTGGCAGTTTACAAATTATGACAGGCCAAACAGTGATGTTTGATGCACTTGTAAACGTACCTTGGTTGCTTGCTGCTAAAAATGAATTATTGCAGAATTGATTGTTATTAATAAAGAGGATCATAAATCGGTATCATTGAAAAAACAGCGGTACCAGGTGCAATCTGCGTTTGATCTTTTGTTATAACCACAGTCTCTACATTGTAGTAGTTAAACTCAGGATCCATTGCGTTACTCCAGCCCCAAAAGCCTGATCCATGGTTGGCTTCAACAAATCCAGTAAAGCAATGAAAGTCACTGTACCAATTCAGTGCATAATCATTCATTAGCAGTCTCCATCCTGGTGCCATTTTAGCTCGCCAAGGCCAAGCCAGTATGCGAGGTTGCGCCCAAACATATTTGTCATTGACTTTTTCTGCCCAGGGCGTGCCATGTAACATTTCTTGCAACAACAGGCTGTATCTCCAAGATCCTTGCGTGATACCGCTATGCAATGCACTGTCCAAGGGAATGGTATATCCCAATTTACTTACTCCCAGTAATCCGTGACACAATCGTGCAGTATTATTGCGATGGTCCCCTGACTCTGGCAGATAATGTCGCAGATCTCCACGCAGATTTCGCCACCACTCAGGAAAGTGTTTTGCACAAGGCAAAGGCGCAGGTGCAGAGTCTGCTTGTTCTGCTCGTTCCCATGTCAAATAATCGTTAACTACAATGTCCATACAATATGTAGTACTTTTGCTGTACTTGACCAATAATTCCCATTTTGCTACAATAGTGGCATACAAAGCAAAAAGGGGCTGACATGGGATACCGAATTATTGCAGACAAGTTTGAAACAGACATGATGCGCCAGAAGTATGGCCCACGTGCTGGATTAGAAGGTCCATTCAAGTATGCATCAGGACGGGTGCTATATTACGATCCCCGAGAAGGTCGCTACTATGACCCCACCACAGACTTCTATGTCAGCCACGAGGAAATGGACGCTGAACACGGCATTCTTGTTCAGCGACTGGTTGATTTCCAAAAGTAATACTTTTGCTGTAATTGACAAATAATTGCCCTTTTGCTATAATATACACTTAAAGAAACAAAGGAATATATGAATTTAAAACTCAAAGCCGCATTACAGACAGCAGGAGTTCTTGCTGTGATTTGTACCGTATCAGTTGGTGTACAACTTTTGTTAACAGGTTTAACCGCAGATGAAATCTCTAAAATACTGTCAGTAGGAAGTATCGCACTTTTGGTATATTGCATGTACCAACTGGTGCTGAGCCGTTTAGAATACACCCAAAAAGTTGATGAAATCGCTAAAAAGTAATACTTTTTGTGTACTTGACCAATAAATCATCATTTGCTATAATATACACATAGACAGTAAGATAAACCCGCACACAAAAGGAGCCAACCATGAGTGCAATCCGCGTAGTAAAAGGTACATACCGCAACAAACCCGTCCGCGACCAAGAATTTGTTCTTGTAAACGGTTTCCAAACTGGTGCCAAAGGTAACTATGTTACAGTGAAAAACAATGGCATCTTCCCAAACTGCCCTGATACGGTGCGTATTAGTGTAGACAACATTTCTGACATAGAGTACACTAACGGCATGACAAAAGACAATACAGTACATTTTGAAAAATCCGTTCTTGCGGCAGAAACTGACGAGGACGCAATGAATCGTATCCGCGAGCGTTTTGACATCCTAACAGAAATGACCAAAGCCACAGTCAGCGGCGACATCCGTGCAATGATTGTGAGCGGCCCTCCAGGCGTGGGCAAGAGTTACGGTGTTGAAACAGAAATTGAAAAGGCATGTTTGTTTGACAAACTTGCAGGCAAACGCCTTCGTGCAGAAGTGGTTAAAGGTAGTGCCACCCCAATTGGTCTGTTCCAAACCCTGTACAAATACTCAGATGAGAATTGTGTTATTGTGTTTGACGACTGTGATAGCATTTTGCTAGACGACGTGGCTCTTAACTTGCTGAAGGGTGCATTAGACTCCGGCAAGAAACGTACCATTAGTTGGTTGAGTGAATCCAGTGCCTTGCGTCGTGAAGGTATTCCAGATCGTTTCGAGTTCAAAGGTAGTGTAATCTTTATTACCAACTTGAAGTTTGACCAGATGAAGTCGCAAAAATTGCGGGATCACTTGGATGCATTGCAAAGCCGTTGTCACTATCTGGACTTGACCTTGGACTCACAGCGTGACAAATTGTTGCGTATCAAACAAATTGCCAAAGATGGCGTGTTGTTCCAGGACTACGAGTTTGAAGAGGCTGTGCAAGACGACATCATTGACTTCATGCTGGTGAACAAGGACCGACTGCGTGAATTGAGTTTACGTATGGCTCTTAAGATTGCAGACCTGCGCAAGATGTCAGTGCTAAACTGGAAACGTTTGGCAGAGACAACTTGTATGAAGGTTGCCTAATATGGCTTGGATAGGTGTCTTAATGTTGTTAATGTTAGGACACCTTTGGTGGGCACTACTCTTGTCGTTTATTATTTTGATGTTTGGAGATTGATATGGCAGGAAAAGCAAAATCGGTTTACCTAACAGTGACTCCGAAAGATCAATTCCAGACTGTTTTTCGAAAGACATTTTTTGATGCCAAAGGGTACAACGACTATGTCAAGTCCGAAGAGTTCAAAGCCAAGTGGCCTGCAGATCAATTTGATGTTATAAAGGAAACCTACTGATGTACGAAATTTACGATGGCGACTTGTTGTTGTTTACTGTGGCAACTCGAGACGAAGCAGACGAACAGAAGCAAATGGGATTTCGAATAGTGCGTGTGGCAAAATAATTTTAGAAGTTTCCCGGGCATTGGTTGGCTCCGGCCCGGGTTTTGTGGCAGGTACCCTTAAAAAAGGTACCTGTCTTTTTGACTTTTTGTTGCAATAAGTATATACTGCTATTATGCCTCAACATCTTGTTATCCGTTTAGGCCAAGACGGAGATCTAACACTTGAATTTAAAATACGTTCAACACCTATAGCCGAGCTATGGGTAGAACGTATGCAAGCCCGCGGCAGTTATTCGTTGGACCACCCAGATAGATTTTATGGATTTGGCACTCTTGCACAAGAGCAGGCCCGTGCGGTAGAGTATATTCAAAAATGTATTGCCACTATCAACAGCCATGAAGTCATAATACACAGACCGTTTGAGTACACACAAGACTGTCTCAACTATTTGCATAACATATTTGAACGCTATCACGGATTGTTAGATCAACAAAATACTGATTACTGGAACCGTGCCCCTGATAAGGTTCGACGAGCCTTGGCAGAATTGAACCTAGCGGTACACAGATGTGAAACAGCGGCCGAAGGTACACAACCGAGATTGGTTTGCACTTGGTATGGCTTGCCCAAAACAAATTGTTTGGATCTGGCGCTCCAGGAGCAATACGGCGATAATCAAATCAAGTTCGGTACGGTGTATCTTAACTATTGTGAGATTGGAAAAACTGTTGAAGACTTGGCCAATGATAACGATAAGTACATAGGTGATGATGCATTCCGACCTTTTGGTTATTACAGCGCCGACTTTAACGTACAGTTTCACAATCAAGATCTAACTGAACGTTATGGCAAAGTGCAACAGTATATTGATCAGCACCGTGACTTTTTCCTTGCTCACAGCATCACAAACGTGTATAATACACAAGCACGACCACAAAGGTTCCCGGTTGCAGATTTGATTTACACAGGCAACTGTGATCAATTACTAGCCGATATTGCCGCAAGGCAATGGGTACAACAAGCGACAATAGAATGAAAAGATGCACAATACAAATTCGGGATGAAGTAAACATCAAATTAGAAGGACTAGATTTAGATGCTCGCAAAGCCTTGGTTACGGCTTTCAAATATGACGTACCATATGCCAGATATCTTCCGGCAGTGAGATTGGGACGATGGGATGGTAAGGTTTCGTACTTCCAGTTAGGTGGTAGCACATACACAAACTTGCTACCCGAGATCATTCCCATACTTGACAAGTTCAATTATGATATCGAAGTAGATGATCAAAGAGACTACTCTACCACATTTGCATTTGAACAAGTGCGTGAGGATTCGTTTGCACATATCAAGTGGCCTAAAGGACACCCTGCTGTGGGTGAGCCTATTGTCATGCGAGACTATCAAGTAGAAATTGTCAACAACTTCCTGGCCAACCCACAGTGCCTGCAAGAGGTGGCCACAGGTGCAGGTAAAACAATCATGACAGCGGCCCTATCCAATGCAGTGGCACCATATGGACGCTCAATTGTGATTGTGCCTAACAAGAGTTTGGTAACGCAAACAGAAAAAGACTACATCAACATGGAGCAAGATGTGGGTGTGTTCTTTGGCGATAGAAAAGAGTACGGCCGCCAGCACACTATTTGTACCTGGCAAAGTTTGAACGTGCTGTTAAAGAATACCAAAGCAGGCACAGGCGAAGTAACCATTGGTGAGTTCTTGGAAGGTGTGGTATGCGTTATTGTAGACGAAGTACACATGGCCAAGGCAGATGCACTTAAAACCCTGCTGACCGGGGTGATGGCTAGGGTGCCAATTCGATGGGGGTTGACTGGAACTATTCCAAAAGAGAAGTTTGAAAGCCAAGCATTGTTGGTAGGGCTTGGACCTGTTATTGGTCGCTTGAGTGCCAACGAACTGCAACAACAAGGTGTACTGGCCAACTGTCATGTGAACATTGTGCAGTTGGTTGACCACGTGGAATATAAAGAATATCAAAGCGAACTAAAGTACTTGCTAGAAGAGCCAGGCCGTCTGGACACTATGGCCGAACTCATACGCCGGGTAAACGAAACAGGCAACACCCTGGTGCTTGTGGACAGGGTGGCCGCAGGACATGCACTAGTAGAACGTCTAGGCGATCGTGCTGTCTTTGTATCCGGGGCAACCAAAGCAAAGGACAGACAAGATGAATACGACGAAGTCGCAGACTCAACAGACAAAATTATTGTTGCCACTTACGGTGTGGCAGCGGTTGGAATTAACATACCGCGAATCTTTAATCTGGTGCTTATTGAGCCCGGTAAGAGCTTTGTTAGGGTTATCCAAAGTATTGGTAGGGGCATCCGAAAAGCAGAGGACAAAGATCATGTGCAAATTTGGGACATCACCAGCACCTGCAAGTTCGCCAAGCGACACCTGACCAAACGCAAACAGTTCTACAAGGAAGCCAACTATCCTTTCTCTGCAGAGAAACTGGAGTGGATGAAGATAGCATGAAAAAATTAGTAACTTGTGGCGACAGTTATATGAGTCTGGATTCGCCGCCTGGCGAAATCACAAGTTTTTTACAACTTTATGCTGAACGTAAAAATTTTCTACACGTTAGTTTGGCTCGCGCTGCTGCCACGTGCTTTGCCATACGGTTGCAAATTGACAATGCTATCGAACGCGGTGCTGATTTTGTAATAGTGGGGTGTACATCTAGTGATAGATTGGACGTAGTAATACCAGAGGCTCAGACTTATAGCTGGATTAAATTAAACAATATTTTGTACACAGGATATCGTAGCCTTAGTGAATACAATATCAAATCAAAAAAACCACTGGTTGTGAGTGACGTGATAGAAAACTTGTTGAATAAAAAACACGAAACTGTATTGAGTAATCAACAACGTTTGGCAATTAAAAACTATGTTGCAGATTTACACAACAATAATTTAAAACGTCAAGAAAATTATTTTGTCATATCCGATGGATTACGCAAACTTCAATACCATCAAATACCCTTTTTGTACATACCACACGGACTAGGAGACATGGATTGGTCCTGGGTTGGAAAAGTATGGCCAACAGATTGTCTTCCTTGTCAGATGCCAAACGGTGTTTTTGATTTTGAGCGTAGTGTTACACACAATGGACAAGCCGCTCATGACGGATTTTTAAATACACTTCTGGAACTTACCGAGGATTGGAATTGAAAAAAGAATTTGACATTGTAGTATGTGGCGACAGTTTTAGTTCAGCAACCAAAACTGGTAATCCGCGTACTAAAACTAGAGATCATTACAGTCAAATATTACAAGACCAGTATGGCTATTCAGTGCTGTGCCTGGCTAGAAGTTCCATGACCAATCTTGGCATTGCCTGGCAGATGAGACAGGCAATTGAAATTGGATGTAAATTTTTATTGTATCATAACACCTGGAGTTGCAGACTGAACTTGTTGATCAATGATAATTTTCAAGTTGAAAAAGGATTGAAGAATTTCATATATCCATTCAAAGATGATGAAAGTTCTTACACTAAGTATGTTGGACACAACCCAAGATGTACATCTTCAAATGGAATACCAACTAAGTTTGTATTCCATAATGGAGTACCAACCACTGACAATGATGCACCCATACTGAGTACAGTACCACATGGTCTTGAAAACAATCCCACCTTGATACTCACCAAAGATCAACACAAGGCCATTGAATACCATTTCAAATATTTTTTCAATGAAGAATTGTACCAAGAAGTTGACTCTTGGATCCTGGCACACTGGCATTATCAAGCAGAAAAAGCAGGAATAGTTCCCATAGACATGAAACAGTCATTGGGACGAGCTATGTTTGATTATCAACTAAAAGGCAAGATGGTAGGTGATACTTATATCATGCACCCAGATCATGATGACGATCGCCCTTTTCACACAGATCAAGCTACCCAACAAACGGTAGCAGATGCTGTGCATATGGAAATACAAACGCTATCAAATGCTTGACATTGTGTGACAAATACTATATTATAACAACATGCGAATATTAACACTAGACAACACCTACTATGATTTGAATCACTTGCCGGAGGAAGTGGATGACATGCGTTTTGCCATACTTGACAACTCAAACCCAGCAGACCCAGACTATCATTTTATTCCGCTGATCTTTTTAGAATCGTTCAATGCACCTGCCTTGGTGTTGCGTATTGGAACACAAACAATTAAAATGCCCATGGACTGGCAGATCTTGATTGGTGAACCCGACGTGGGTGACCTAGAAGTACTACCACTGACCAGCATCAATGATAGAGGGTTCAAGGTATTTCAATTCAATCCACTAAGCAGTTATAGGCCTAGTTTCCCGGACATTGAAATCCTAGATGTGTATCATGAAGTCAACTGGTATGCACCCAAACTCAAGAACGGTCAGATGTTGGCCGTGCCCCTAAACGATGATGCAGAGCCTGACTGTGTGTATTTTGTGAAAGATGTCAGTCGCAACTGTGAAATCGTCAACTACAATCTGGCCTGGTAATGAAACTCAAATACAACCATCATGACATCGGCGGAGAAGTTGTCAAAGACAACGAGACCTATGTGCTGAAAGATAATCGGACACTGAACAATCTTGTGTTGTCAAGTACCAAACTGTATCGCGGCAAGGCCACTCGCGGACACAGCCATGCCGGGCAAGAAGAAGTTTACTTTTTTATACAAGGCACAGGCATGATGATTGTGGGTGAAGAAAAATTCAGAGTCAGCTCTGGTGATGTAATTCTCATACCCGACGGAGCATTCCATCAAGTGATCAACGACGGCGAAATGCATTTGATATTCAACTGTGTGTTTGACGGCAAAAGGAATCACTAATGGGCACACTCAAGCCAGATGCTACCTACATTTACGAACGTGCTGACGGTATTGTGTATGCTCGTGAAGCTGGCACCGACCCCAGCACACGTCAGGTTGTAGGATACGAATCTGGCACGGAATACGATCCCATCAACGGACACAAAATAGACTACGATTCAAGAACAAGTGATGGTAGACCCCTACGCGATCATATTGTGGAAAACAAGATGTGGGGCGAGATCCGACGTGCTGCTCTGACCAATCCCACTTTACAAGACGCCCTGGATCGTGTTATAATGATCTACAAACTGAGTAAGACCAATGAGTGATAAACTAAACATTGCCAACGAAATGCGACAGTTTGATCGCAAGAACAGATCATTCTACGACGAACTCACCGCAGAAGAAAAGAAAAAGTTTTCAAACTATCTCATGATACGTTGGGGCGGTTCAGTAGAGGGCTCACGTGAACTACAAGAATTTTATGTTATCAGTTGTAACGAGAGACTGAACAAACATTTCTTTGATGTTAGCAAACACCCCAAACTACACTGGCTCATGGCCACATCAGTAAGTCCAGACCTAGGCACACCAAGACACCCATGGATTGCGCCCAAGAAAAAGGAAGCAGGACTCAGTGCCAAACGCAAAGCCCTGATGGCCATCTACCCCACATACAAAGATGATGAGATTGATGTAATGTGCGAAATCACTACCCAGAAAGAAATTGACGAATACAATCGTCGTGCTGGCCAGGACAAAAAATGAATCTAGTGGTCAACGGTTGCAGTTACATGGAATCGTATGCTGTGGGGCAAGGACATGTGGAGTTGGCCCAGCAGTTGGGACTAGACAATCCTGTTAGTCTTGCCATAGGTGGTAGCGCAAACAGTCGCATACTGAGAACCACACTCAAGCACAGCTACACAGCACCGCCAACATTGTATGTGTTGGGCATGACGTTTCTGTCAAGACTAGAGATACCCATATGTGAACAACTAAACGACTTTGAAGGACGTTGGGTCAATCCGCAAAATCAAGAGTTTAGACATCGCTGGCAGTTGGGATGGACACAAGCAGACTCAGATCAATTTGTAGAAATCAAACTCAAAAGCGAAGTGTTTAGTATATTAGATCGCATTGAGGATTTGATGTATCGCATGCTGAGCACCATTGCTGATTTGCAAAGTCGTGGACATAGGGTGCTGATGTTTCAGCAAGCAGACAACCTATACTTAGATTTCTTATCAAACCCTAGATTAACATTGTTTGATCAACCCGAAATCGTGGGCAAGTTTGGCTGGCGTGCCACAGCCTGGCAAGTCAGACAAGGTGTTCAACTCAAAGACTACGGACCTGGTGCACCTTATGTTCCGCCCGATATGACACATGCGGCAATTGGACATCACCAAATGCTAAATGAATATTTGACAAACTACATTCAAGAGCGTAAACTGTTAGCATGAGTTTTGTATGCGATTATTGCAAGAAAACGTTTTCTAGAGAAACGTCAATAGCTGTTCACATGTGTGAACCCAAACGTCGACAACTTGCTCGAGACGAAGCAGGTGTACGCATGGGATTCCAGGCCTACATCAAGTTCTATGAAACCATGCAAGGATCGGCCAAAAACAAAACACACGATGACTTTTGTGAATCACCGTACTACAGAGCATTTGTCAAGTTTGGAAACTATTGTGTAAACACACATGTGGTTGCGCCCGCACGTTTCATGACCTGGTTGCTGAAAGCACAAAAGAAAATTGACAATTGGTGCAGTGACAAAGTCTATACTGAATACTTGATTGAATACTTGCGTGTGGAAGCAGTAGACGATGCCTTGGCTCGAGCAATAGAACACAGCATACGTTGGGCAGAAGAAACTGGCAATCCTGCACATGACTGGATGCGTTATGGCAACACCAATAGTCTATGTTATGCTGTCACAGCCGGACGTATAAGTCCCTGGGTGATTTACAATTCAGAGTCTGGACAAAAGTTTCTAAGTGAACTATCAACTGAACAAGTGGCCATGGTATGGCCCTACATTGACTCAGACGCTTGGCAAAAGAAGTTTTCAAACTACCCAGCAGATCAAGAATACGTGAAAGATATTTTAACAAAAGCAGGATGGTAACATGATTAAAAACATCACCGCTGGGCAAGGCATATACATTACCAACAATGGTCACAGCATGCCCTATATTGACATGACTCGCGCCAGTGCCGGCATGGTACGATACAATAACAATAACTTCGAAATTTATGACGGTAGCAGTTGGATTATCATGCAAAGCAGTTATCCACAAGTGGAACTCAGCGGTGATGTGCAGGCAGTGATTAACTGGGCTCAAATCAAAATGGCAGAAGAATCACGTGCTAAAGAACTTGCAGCCAAACACCCCGCTGTGGCAGATGCATTACAAGCAGTAGCACGAGCCGAAGAACAAGTCCGCATTGTGACTGCATTGGTGGATACTGCATGAGCGCAGATATTGACATTGACTTTGCCAACAGAGATGATGCGCTGAAATTAATTCAGCATGTTCCTGCACAACAAAGCAATGGTAAGAAGCACAACTCGGGTATCTATGTAACAGACATTCCTCAGGATCCTGTTAATCGTTGTGCCGCAATAGATTATGAAGAAGCAGAGCAACGTGGATATTTTAAACTAGACTTTTTGAACATGAGTGTGTATCAGTTGATTCGTGATCCTGCACACTATGAGCAAATGCTCACAGCCAGCCCACCCTGGGAACGACTGTGGACTGACGGACCTTGGGCCTCTCAACTGGTACACGTGGGCAATTATACAGATCTGCTACGAGTAATGAAACCAGATTCGATACCCAGGATGGCTGCCTTTATATCTATTATTCGTCCGGGCAAGGCACACTTACAAACTCGACCCTGGGCAGAAGTATTTGCTACAGTGTGGGATGGGGACGAATCAAAAGGCTACACATTTAAGAAAAGCCACGCAGTTTCCTACGCGGCCTTGGTAGCACTACACATGAACTTGCTTAATCAAGACGACGCACAAGCGTAATTGACTTTCTTTTGCCTTTTCTTCGCACTATGTCCAGTAAACTGCATGCTGGGCCGTGCAGGATTTCCAAATCTTTGTTGACAAAAGTCTTCAAAGTGTAACGAAACTGTTCCCAATCATGTCTCAAAAAGATGTTGATGGGGATAGATCTATTGCTTTCCCACCACCACGTTGATGCTAGTTCCAAAAAAATTCGTTTGCTATCTTGATCTGCTACAGAGCCAAAGTCGTAGATTGTGGTCACAATATCATCACGATTTTGAACCACTCCTATGTATTCTAAATTAGCATAAACGCATAAGGTAATAAAGGGATATTTTTCTGTTAGTTTTTCAAAGATACTGTTACTCATATGATAATTATACTGTGTTAAGAATTTTTCCAATTAATTCTTGTTTACTTATACCAATTTATCATATGGTAACATCTATTATTTTTTTACTAGCGAATGACATGTCATGAAAATTTTTGAGTCAATACAAAGCATACCTCAGTTTGTTGGGCAAGGTGAAGCTATCAGCGAATGGATTGAGGTTACACAAGAACAAATAAATCATTTTGCAGATGCCACAGGCGATCGTCAATGGATTCATACTGATCCTGAACGAGCCAAAACAGGGCCGTTTGGAGCAACAATTGCTCATGGTTTTTTTACCTTGTCCTTGATGCCCCAATTTTTTGTCAAAACTTTTTGGATTAAAAATCAAAAAATGGGGATTAATTATGGTGTCAATAAAGTACGTTTTACTAGCCCAGTTTTGACAGGTTCCCTGTTGCGAGCTAGAATTTCTCTAAAATCTTGTACTACAATTGATAACGGTATGCAGTCAGTTTGGAGTGTCGTAGTTGAATGCAAGGGCAGTGACAAACCAGTTTGCGTGGCTGAAACAATAACCAGACATTATGCTTGAAACAAATAAGTAATAGATGTATTCCACCACTGTTTATCTATATCAGCAACTTGTCCGAGTACTTTTGGTAGATACCAGTGGCGGGTATTTTACAGCGAGGTACGATCCTGTGTACGCAAAACAATTGACAATAAACAAGGGAGTGGACAATGTTCTACTATTTGAATTCATAAATCAAGACCAGAAACCGGTAAACATTGCAGGTTCTAGCTTTGTTTTTCGTGTGGTAAATCAAGCAGGTGATGAACTCTTGGTAACCAAAGACATGGAAATATTGAGTTCAGCACTGGGGCGAGTTAAAGTGGTACTCAACTCAGAAGATACCATCAATATACAAGCACAACCTGCTAGTTATAGTATTCAACGCAGTGCAGGAAACTATGTGCAAGCGGCTTATGTGGATGCCAATTCACAAGCTAGAGCAGATTGTAACATAGTAGACAGTGTATTTCCACAGTTTGTGCCCAGTGCAGTATGCACAGTGCCTGACATGTATGGCAAAAACAACTTTGTGGGCACGGCCCCTACACAATTTCCTGACTGGGCACTCACACCACAACCACAGAACTCTATTCAACAAACCGAATTCTACAGCAGTCACATGCCCACAAATGGTGCCAGCCTGACCACAGTAAAGTTTGATCTAGATACCTACACCGGCACGGTGAAAGTACAGGCTGCAGACAATTATGAATCAGTTTGGTATGATGTGACCGAAACTAGACAATATCTGAGTGAAACAGTGACTGATTATTTCAATATAATTGGCTTTCATCCGTTGTTGCGATTGGCACTGAATAATTCTATTGGATACGGCGCATCGGGCAATGTACAGGTCACCAACGGCGTGGTCACTGGTATAAGCATCACCAACGCAGGTTATTACTACGTGGCTCCGCCTAGTATTCAGATCCTTGGAACAGGATCTGGTGCTGTGGCCACTTGTACCATTGGTGATAACAACCAAATTTCTGGAGTGACCATTGTGAATGGTGGTTCGGGCTACTTGCCAATTCAATTCCAAGGTTCAATTGCTGCAACCGCGATATTCACAAACGGCAAGATTGAAAACGTTCAATATCGTTGATCTAGCGTAACTAATCTGTTATACTCAACAGATGCTAGACGTCCTTGCTTATCTGCCCGCAAAAAGAAAGCCCAGTCCACAGGGCTGGTTGAGTTTCAACGCGGTATGTTGTCAGCACAATGGTAACAGTGCAGACAAACGTGGGCGTGGTGGCATTAAAGTAACAGAATCAGGTTGGAGTTATCATTGCTTCAACTGCGCATACACAGCTAGTTTTATTCTAGGACGCACAGTTAGTTTCAAAGCCCGAAGATTACTGGGATGGATGGGTGTGCCAGACAATGAGGTTGACATGCTCAATCTCGAAAGTTTACGACATCGTAGCATACATGGTATTTTGGAAGATCGACAAAAGACATTTAACGCACTCAGTACCATTGAGTTTGAAGAATCAGATGATTTTCCACCTTATGCAGAAGTAGTCACACCTGAGCATCCGTTATACTGGGATTACATTCGTCGACGAAGTGTACCAGAAGACTTTCCCATAATGACTTCTATCAAGACTGATGGCGTTCATTGGGTTAGGCCTTTTGTAATGATACCATTTACCTATGATAACAAGGTGGTGGGATGGTGTGCTAGATTCTTAGATGACAAACAACCCAAGTATATCAATCACTCACAACCAGGTTATGTGTTTGGTACAGATCTGCAACATACCGACTGGCAACATGTGCTGGTGATGGAAGGCATTTTTGATGCACTCTCAATCGGCGGACTTGCAGTAATGCACAATACCATTAGCAATACACAAGCAAGATTGATTCGCAGTCTTGGACGTGAAGTCACGGTGGTACCTGACCAAGACACAGCCGGTGTGGAACTGATTGACCGTGCTGTGGAACTGGGCTGGGCAGTGAGTATACCTGAATGGCCGGCGGGTTGCAAGGATGTCAATGACGCTGTGATAAAACTGGGACGACTAGGAGCCTTGCTAACTATTATGTCAGCAAGAGAAACTAACAAATACAAAATAGAAATAAGGAAAAAGCAACTTGGTAAAAGACTACGGACTTGATGTCCAAAAATTTTTCTTAGAAATGATGTTGGAAGACGCAACAAGTTATGTGCGTGTTCAAAATATCTATAACCCGCAGAACTTTGACAAGAGTTTAAGACCTGCGGCAGAGTTCATCAAAGAACACTCAGACAAACACAAGACCATGCCTGACCGCACACAGATCATGGTCACCACAGGTATTAAACTTAACCCAGCACCGGATTTAAACGACGGGCATTATGAGTGGCTCATGACTGAGTTTGAATCATTTACTAAAAAAGAAGAACTATCACGAGCCATTTTAAAATCTTATGACTTGCTGGAGAAGGGCGAGTTTGAACCTGTTGAAAAACTTATCAAAGATGCAGTACAGATATCACTTACTAAAGACATGGGCACGGATTACTTTGCTGATCCTAAGGCTCGCATTGAGAAATACTTTAACTCGGGCGGGCAAGTAAGCACAGGATGGCCACAACTGGATAGATTGTTGTATGGTGGATTCAGTCGTGGTGAACTAAACATTTTTGCCGGCGGATCAGGTTCTGGTAAGTCACTTGTGATGATGAACATTGCACTAAACTGGTTGCAACAAGGCCTTAGTGGAGTGTATATCACACTAGAACTTTCAGAAGAACTCACAAGTTTGCGTACAGATGCCATGCTAACCAACATGAGCACCAAAGACATCCGTCGCGACATGGACACAACTGAACTCAAGGTCAAACTTGTGGCCAAAAAGTCTGGCAACTATCAGGTCAAAGGCCTGCCGGCACAGAGCAACATCAATGACATTCGTGCGTATTTGAAAGAGTATCAAATTCAAACAGGCAAGAAAGTTGACTTTGTGATGATTGACTACTTGGACTTGCTGATGCCTGTTAGTGCCAAAGTGTCACCTAATGACTTGTTTGTGAAAGACAAGTATGTGTCAGAAGAACTACGCAACTTGGCCAAAGAACTGGCAGTGCTAATGGTTACTGCAAGCCAGTTGAATAGAAGTGCGGTAGAGGAAATTGAATTTGATCACTCGCATATTTCGGGTGGTATTTCCAAGATCAACACCGCAGATAACGTGTTTGGTATATTTACAAGTCGCGCCATGAAAGAGCGTGGCAAGTATCAAATACAATGTATGAAGAGTCGAAGCTCGACCGGCGTTGGTCAAAAGATTGATTTGGAGTATAACATTGAAACCATGCGCATTACTGATGAAGGCGGAGACGAGGGAACTGGATACAACAGACCCCAAAGCAGTATTATGGACTCAATCAAGGCCAAGAGCCAGGTCAAGGCTGCTGATACCGGAGTCGAAAGTGAATCATCTCCACCATGGGAACGAGCCACAGGAACTCCTGCCTGGGAAAAACCACCACAGGACACAGGCAAAGTCACAGCAGATGTTCAAAGTGCAAAACTAAAACAACTGCTAGGGCAGATTAAACAGTCATGAAGTTGGTTTGTTTCCCCCATTATACTTGTGGTGGGTTACTGTGCGACATTTTAAATAATACATTTAGTCCTGTAGGTACTAATGGAGGTATAAACAGTATACATCACTCGTTTGGAAAAATTGGAGATGTTGATACTGTACAAATAAATTTTGATCAAAAAAAATTAATACAGTCTATATTGCTAAAATCGTCTGATGATAATTTATGGATAGGTACACATTGTTGGCCCGGCGTCTTGCCCCTAGATCAATTTGACCACATAATATCAGTTACTACCAGCACCTGGAAAAGTCGATTATATCGATGGACAAGAGCATATCATCACTACTTTGCTCCACAGTGGACACATCTGAGTGGAATGTCTCAAATTGATAAAACAAGAGAGACTGCAAAAAATTATCACATCGCGTTTGACCCCGTTATGGCTGACAATGTTGTCAACATAGAATTTGCAGACATTGTTGAGAACACACAAGAATTCAAACACATTGTAAAAGATTATTCAATTCAACATCATATAGAGCGTTGGCAATCGATCAATAGTTTTTTGTACACAGATATCTGGAACGCTCAAGCAACTCATGCATTCTATCAAGCCGAAGTAGAAATCAATCTGCAGCGATACTACAGATATGAATAAAATTTTTACATTTGGGGATGGCTATGCCACTGGGCATATATGGCCTGAATGGCCGCAAATTTTACAGGCATTGTTGCCAGAGTATCAAATAGTTAATACAGCAGGAATTGGCGCAGGTGCAGAATTTTTAGTGTCTGGTTTGATTGATCTTTTACCGAATATGCACCACCAACAAGCAATTGTGCAATGGCCGCAGGCCAATCGATTTGATAAGTTATTACAAGATCAGTCGTGGGATTCTACAATTTCAAATGACAGTGTCTATCACTTTAATCGAGTACGCGATACTCAAAAAAGAGAGTGGTGGTTAAGTAGTACTAGTGACAGCGTAAAATTGTATCATGAGCATTATGTACAAAGTTCGCAAGGCCATCGTCGCTTGGAAATCTTTAAGACTTTGGTAACACACACATTAAATCAAATTGACTGCGGCACTGTATACACCTCAACTCAAGATCAAGAATTTTACAGTAGACAAACAAGATTTATTACAACCAGACAGAGTCAAATACAGCCTAGTCCAGTAGTGCATTTTTATTGGATAGTTGAAAAGATTCTACCAAAGTTAACAGCACAAGTTGATCAATCAAGACTTGTAATGTTAGAAGTCCTGATAAACAAAATTAATTGGGTGCCTTATGATCCTAACAGGGAATCAATCTGGCAAGATATAGTTAGGAAATTGCACCCAAAGTCACAGCAGATGTACAAAGTGCAAAACTAAAACAACTGCTGGGCCAAATCAAATCAAATTAAGCGTTCACTGCCTTGATAACAACAAAGTTCAACACAATGGCTTCGCCTAAGGAGCCCGAACTCATGTTGCCTATTGAGATTCTACAACTGCCGGTAGCAACTGCATCGCACTGAACGTTGTATGCACCAGCGGTTGCTCCAGACCCGATACAAATCATTACAACATCTGTGGCAGCAATCACACTATTGGTCAATGTAAAACTGACTTCTGCGGCTGCATTCAAACTGGCGTTGTTCATGGTAATTTGACCGCAACGCTTATTGAGTGTGACACCAGTTGCTTTACTAGTGATCTGGGTAACAGCACCGCCTGTGCCTGTGGAATAACCAACAGCAGATTCGGTGCTACCCAGCAGTGGTCGATTTAGATCATAGATAGTAATAGTGGTACCACCATCCACAGTTGAAAATGCAAATTGATATGTACCTGTGGCTGCAAAAGTAATCACATTTGATGCATAACCTTGAAGGCCTGTAGTACCTAAACTCACCGCGGCAGGTAGGGTTAATGTGTATGCAGTACTGGTGACATTTACAGCAATCTGTATGATGCCTTGACTCCCACTGACAGGAAAGTTATTGAAATTCAAACTGATTGAACCAGTGGTTGAAATATACTGATATTGACCGGCGCTGTAGTCAATGGCTATGGACCCAGAAGTTGCTGCGTTTTGCAAAAAAGTATAACTGACATCTTGTAATTTAACGGCGTATATCAAATTATCCGCCATGTTGTTGTTTAGAGTGGTGCCTGCTAGAGCAGCTTTGAAAATACCATTGTTTTGTAAGTCTGTAATTTCAGTACCAGCATAACTAAAGTTGGTTTTGATATTGGTAAAATTATCTCGGAACCCCTGTGTGTTGTTGGGTTGTCCAGCCACCGGAAAGGTGCCGTCTACATTGTTTGGGTTGATTTGACTTGTCATAGGTATTCCTGTATAGTAGATATTTATTTGAACTTGATATACACTAAATAATCCAAAGGCCCAGATTGCATGCAGAAAAAGACCCGAAGTTTACTAGAAGAACTAGACTCGTTGTACGTAGAGCGTGATCGCCGCCTGATAATCGAAACTCGGGCCGACAGCATTATTGCCAGCGCCATACGCTTGATAGAACAGATCGAAGCAGAGTTTGGCGCAGAACAAGCTGACAATCTCACACGTAAATTGCTCAATGCAATACGTACCAAAGATGCTGGCAAGTTCTCGCGTTCAGTTAGGAGAACCAATGCAGATTCATGAATTAACACGACCACGCAAAATTAACGAAGCCAGTGTGGCCGGTGCAATAGGCGGTGCAACAGCAGTAGCAGGCGGTATAGGATCTGCTCTGGGCAAAAGTTTAATGACCCAGGCGTTTGGTACAGATGTGACACCAAAATATGGAGATACTCAAAGTCGAGAGCAAGGCTTTAAAAGCATGGTCAACAGTTCAGCGGCCAAAACGCTGGCCACTACCATGCAGACTGCTTGGGCACAAACTGTGCAAAACTTCCTGGCCAATAGTAAAGATTCTATGGGCAACCCTCCCACCAGTGTTAAAGCAGTTACTTCACCCAGCATTGATGCGTTGAAAAATCAACTACGAGCATTGGTTAATAAAATGATTGATGGCCGAACCTCAAGTTTTGATTATAGTAATATGGCCAACAACATTGGTGACCCTGTTGCTAAGGCTGGAAGTCAAGAAATCATTAGTAGAATCAATGAATATATAGAGTCTATTTTTGACGCCACAGTGCAGGGTGTTGATCCTAAAACAATGTCTAATAGTTGGCTCAAACTAGTAGGCGACGGTATCTTGCCGGCGCAGAACGCAAGAGCCTATGATAGCAAATCTGGTAGTGTAATAACAATGTCCCCAGGCGCTACGAAATTGGCTGATTTGTTAAGGTTAGACGACGGGGATATAGTGAAGATTAGACAAACCATTAAAATCCCTGGCGGCGAGCAATATGCAAGAACAATTCTTGACAAGAGAACACCTGCAACAATAGCTTCTCCCTTGA